GCTTTGGCCGTATTGAATCTCTACTATTTTCAATGGCCCGTCTGTTTCATTTGCAAGCATGTGCCACTGATGTTCAGCTATGTGTAACGACTGGTGTGTTTTATATTTTCCCAATAGTTCCATATCTGTTGCACTATTTAAAGTATAGACTGTTGCTTCACCTTCTGATACAAACCAATGTTCTGCTCTATGTTTATGTCTCTGCATACTTAGTCGTTGCCCTGGATCTACTATTAATTCTTTGACTTTTACATTAGGTCCATTCTCGTGTAATACTCTATAGTATCCCCATTTGCGTATTGTTTTAGGTTCTTTCCATTCTTGTAAAATCCAACTTGAGCTGTTCTTTTTATCATCTCCTCCAACACCATATTCAAATGTTGTGTTAGCAAACAATACACTATCTTGGCTACCTTCGTAATAGAAACTTTCTTCCGGAACATTACCTTGCTTTCTATCTCCACCGTTTGCAAAAATCAATTGTATATTTTTATCAAAATCAACACTTTCCCAAAAAACTTTTATTGCATCTATAGCTGTGCCATCACTGTCATCAAATGCAATAACATCATCCACAACTGAGAGATTTTTAACAATTTTTGATCTTACATTCCAGGACATAAAAGGCTGTCCTTTTTTCTTAGACAACCATTCATCAGAATTTAATCCTACAACAAGTTTATCACCTAATTCTTTTGCAGCTTCAAATAGACTTAAATGTCCATCGTGTATCGGGTCAAAGCCGCCAGTAACCAAGACTATACGTTCCATGTTAATATTTATATGAGTATTTAATTAGCGTTAAAATTATGGCTTTACACATGTTATCTCGAGATGTCTGTTCTTTGTATTTCTGACATTAACAATATGTGTATAACCTTCTTCTTTTAATATAGGTTGTAATAAATCAAAATTATATCCACTTTTATGTGTATCCCAGGTGTCGTCAAATGCTCCTCGTTGCCAGCCATAGAAACCTGCTAGTGCTTCTTTTATTTTGGTTTTACTTGTGTATTGGCGTATATGAAAATCTAAATTAGGCAACATCATGTGCATTACTCCTGTTGGCTTGAGAATTTTATGCCATTTCTGTAATACAATTCTTCCTTGTTTGTAAGTCAAATGTTCAAAAAAATGTCTTGAAAATATTTCGTCAACTGTGTTTTCTTCTACGTGTAAATCTATTTCCCAAGCAGGGCATATAAAATCCACTCCAGGTACATTCCTTATGTCACAAGTTTTAAAGCCTTCTTTTGTAGGAGTTTCTCCACAACCAAATTCAATTTTCATTTTTTCGCACTCCAATCTTTAAAATGATAAGATGTGTCTTTGTACACTTGGTCGAAAAAGTCTTGATCTAAATATACCATTTCTGGTCCTTTAAATGCTTCAATATGCTTGTTGGTTTTGCAAGCTATAAAAACTCTCCTATCTGACTTGTATGGTCCCCATGTTGATCTAAATATGTGTTCAAAGCCTGCATCTTTTAACCAACTAGCATAACACCCGATAGATGCTCCAGTCCAATTACTATTACTATGACAGTATTCGTTAGTTCTATAAAATCTTGTTGAAGCTAAAGTATCTGGTACGTGTAAATCTACATGTGTTTCAAAACAAAAAATGTCTTTACAAACAGAAGATACTTTATCTATAGCAAGTAGAGGATGTCTTAAATGATAAAGTAGTCCGTGTGCAAATACAATATCAAAGTTTCCTTTTACATTGTATATTGATTCTTGTTTATATACAACCTTACTGTTTAAATTTTTATGATGGAAATCAAATGCTTTTTTTCCTGTACGAGTATCGTTAATCAAGTCTATCCATTCATTATCTTTATTAGCTCCCCAATCATATAATTCAGCTCTTTCAACATCACATGCTTCTACATAATGAGCACCTTTCATTTCTGCGTTAAAAGCCCACCATCCTTCGTCTGTAGCAATATCCAAAACACTTTTATTTGCAAAATTAATTTTAGTAAATCCTAAACGTTCAAACCATACTGAATGTTGCTTTTTCCCTTTAATTGATGTGCCGTCAGGATATGTTATTGCCATTCTATATTTCATTTATGACACCTTTTAAATGTTCCCAAGGAAGTCCGTTTATACATTCTGTTTCGTTCCATTGACAATAACCTAAATTATTTAACCACTGTTGTCTATCAAACATCATAGGTTGTTCAATTAATTTAAGCGTTTTGTTTGAACATTCCCAAGCCATCGAACTAGGACACATACTAAATGTTGGAATACCTTCACATACACTTTCTGTCAAGGCGTTACTGTTAAATCCTACAACAGCCCATGCATCTTTAAAATCAGCATACAGCTCATTGCCACCAGATAGCATACCTTCTCTTGAAATATTTTCACTTATCGTTATCCCTTGTAGTTTACATTTTTCTATTATTTCTAGTTGCCATAAGCGTCTACTAGGATGAGGTCTGACTACTATTTTTCTATCAGTATATTTCCGTATTTCATTTACTGTGTAACTTATAAAGCCTTCATAAGATCCATGCTTTGCAATAAGATTTCTTAAACTTGTATCTCCTGGACGTTGTAAAACAAGAAGTATATGTTCACCTTTTGTGCGCCAATCTTTTATATCTATTTTTTGATCAGCCTGAATTTGATTCCATCTGTCAGGAGGACAATTTTTATTATTGTAATGGCCTTCATCTCTGTAATAGCTTTTCCAACTCCACCTATGATATGCTTTGGGGTTTGGCGGATCAGGCATGTTACGTCTAAACACAGCAGATTCTAAACACAAATAAGGTTTACCTGAATCTATCACATACTGATATATGTGTCCAAGTTTCCTTTCTTTTTTGCCGCCTTTGATATTTGTTTGCACAAGTATATCAGCAGACTCTATAGTTTTTATATCTTTAAAAGAAACTGTCTTCCATTTTTTTGGAATTGGATGATAAGTCCACATCAACTCTTTTATTGCAACTATTCTAGGCATTTTTGAATAGAAGTCCTGTACGCTGTAGGAATCTGTGCTTTTTCTTAGTACCCATTGTTGATGCATTACGCATTTGATTTGTTAATACAGGATCGTATGTAAATCCATATTTTTGTAGTGTATCAATCCAGTACTGTTCAGTATTTTCATTTACATGATGATGTCCTCCGTGTCCCGGAGGTGCGTATGTCATAATTAGATATTTACATTTTTGCATAGCCTGTACATAGTGTGGAATATATTTTTCATATACGTGTTCTACAAATTCTACACTCCATCCTAAATCATATTGTTTTGTAATAGGTGCTGGCCCTGTTTGAAAATCGTGTATAAGAAATTTACTTTCATCGTATCTTTGCAGTGTGTAATCACCGTCTACACCAAAAGCATCTACCCCCATGTTGTTTGCAAGCTCTACCATGCCTCCTGGACCGCAACCAATGTCAAGCATTGATTTAACATTAAGGTAATGAATAGCCCAATTTAAAGTACCTTCATCTGTATGTGTTTTGCCCTGGTGGCCTCCTAAATGTTCTTCAAGCATTATTCTCTCATCCCGTTGAATACAGTTTTTTTAAATTTTAAATTATCGTCGTGAATAGATTGTATTAATTGTAAATCTATATTTAATTTTTTCATTAGACTTGCTATTGCAATAGTATCTTTAGGTAAACACATTCCCCCATATCCTCTTAAACTAGGATTTACGTCTAGATACATGTCAGTAGCTTTACCTGTTTTAATGTAAGCATTTTTGATAGTTGTATAATCACAATCTAGTTTATCGCATATTTCATACATATTGTTTGCAAATGTTACTCTTAGAGCCGCATATACGTTATTAAAATACTTTAAAACTTCTGCTTCATTTGGTGTTAGATGTTCTGTATGTTCAGGCAATTTACCATGTGACCTTACAACTTTACGAAACACCCAAATGTCGTGTGTGCCAACTGCTAATAATTTGTGATTGTTAATAAAATCATCTTCTGCACAACGTTCACGTAAAAACTCAGGAACAAAACATATTGTTAAATTATTAAACTTTTCAATCATGCTTTGTGTAAATCCAGGAACTACTGTGCTTCTAATTGCAATTATACCTTTGTAATTACATTGACCTAATTCATCAATTACACTTTCTATGATACTTGTATCACAACTTCCGTTTTCAGCTTGTGGTGTAGGAACACAGACATAATTTATTTCTGTTTCACATACTTCACTTATCTTTGTATTAAGTTTTGTGTCGTGAATTAAAACTTCATGTCCTAAATATTCAAAACCTTTTTTATTAGCACTGCCTACTGCACCTACGCCTATAATTCCAATTTTCATAACAAACTCTCTACAGTTTTTTTCAATCCTATTTCTAATGGAGTGTAAGAATCAAAACCTGTTATTTCTTTTACTTTAGTTGTGTCAGGACATCTTCTTTTTGCACTGCCAATCGGGCCGTCCATTACTTGTAACTTTTCTGGATTAATTCCCATAATGCCCATTATCAATTTTGCAACTGTACTAATCTGTGTTTCTTCTTGTCTACCTATATTTACCGTACAATTTTCTGCCTTGTCTATAACAGCTTGTGTCATTTGTACTGCATCATCAATAAAACAAAAACTTCTTGTGTCATTTCCTTTTATATAATATTCACCTTTTGCACAACGTTCAACAAATTCGCTTATAAAATGATCTTTTTGTCCAGGGCCGTAAATATTAAAATATCTAATTATTACGTATTTTAATCCGCAGTTCGCAACTAGATTTTCTCCTAATGCTTTTGGAATGCTGTAACTCCATCTTGCATTATCTATGTTCTCAAACATTACTGGAACAGTTTCATCAGTAGGCACCGGATGTAGCCCTTTATCTATTGCTCCATTAAATATTTCACAAGTACTTGTGAAAATAAATTTTGTGTTAGTGTTTTGATATCTTTTGACTAAATTAAATGTAGGTAATGTATTATTAAAAGATACTTCAGTTGGTGTCTCATAAAATAATCGTGTGCCATTAGTCGCAGCCATATGTACTAATACATCGCAGTTTGGCATTTGTTTCACTAAATTAGGATCGCATAAATCTTTATCATCAACTAAGTCATATCCTTGTGCATCTTTGACATAATCAAAGTAATGTTTACCAATAAACCCTTTATGACCAGTTATTATATATTTTTTATGCAATTTTTAATTTTTCCTTACGTTTTAATGCTTTACCGTAATGCTTATCTCTTACAGATTTTTTTGCACCTTTATAATGTGCAATATATCCATTTAGTGCTTGGTCAAAATGTGTCTTTGTAACACCTGGTGGGCTAATATTTTGATTTTGTATTTTCCCTTCTTCTTCCATCTCTAGTCTTACAGCATCAAACACATGACAATCTAATTGTCCTGATAGCTCGTACAATTTGTCTGTGTCATAATATTTTTTAAAGCGATCAAAGTATTCTTGTGCATATTTGTGACGCATATCAAATACTAAAAAACCTGTTTCAGTATAAGTGCCAGGACGTCCTAAATAAGCTACAAACTTGCCTTCAGGAAGAAAACTTTTCAAATATTTTGATGTAATTTTTGTAATAATTTCAGTATCAGTATCTAACCAACAAAGAAAATCCACATCTTTTGTTTTTGCCGCATGGTATAAACAATAACTTTTGTGACTAAAACGTACTCCGTCGAATAGAAAATTTCCTGGTTTTCTATGAGAGTTACGCTGTTTAAATGCAGTTAAGTCTGGTATAGATTCTTCTAACTTTTGATTAGTCATGTTAGAAGGAAGATCTAAATGTGTATTATCTGTGTAAAAAAATAATTGTACGTCAGAGTCTATATATTTTTTTGCACTTTCAACAAACCAATGTCCGTATTCTTTATAACCTTTATCACTAAAAGTTGTTACTATTCCTATTTTCATAACACCTCTTTCTATAAAGTAGCATCTTCCATTCCTGCTACTCTCAGCTTTACTATATTAGTTATCTGCCATTGCTTCTGATCAAGTGCCTTTAAGACTCCTAACCATTTGTTACGAAGAAGTGCGAATTCATTAATAATTTTTTCGTAATCAACTACATCTGCCTCACCGTCAACATATTTTTCAACGTCTCGACTTGACAATGCACGTTGATAATTTTCTAAATATTTTTTGAAATACGAGCTACGCAATCTACGTAGCTCTATATTCATATAGTTTAATATTGCTTCGATTTCTTGAAGTTGATTAAAACGGTGTTCAACAATGCCCGGCATAGCCGCTGATGCTTTTTCTACATTACCTGCAAGTTTAACTTCTTTTCTTGCGTCAATTAGTTCAGACTCATAATGTTTAATTGCTTCTGGTATCTTCCCAACATCGCGTGATACTTCACTATACCAACCCATTAATTATTCATCCCATTCATATTCATCATCAAACTGATCTTCGTCAATATCCAAATAATAATAGATAGCATTATCTAAGTAATTACAACTTCCTAGTGCGCCTTTAAATGCTTCGTCGTCTGCACCAAAATCAGCACATACTTCTACAAATCTTTCAGCACAAATTTCAATTTGTTTCTTATCTATGTTATCTTTAAAAACAGACCAAATATCAGCAATTTGTTGTTCGTCCATAAATTATACCTCCTCGACGCTTTCGCTTTCGAGGGTATTTACCACAGAGTCATCTTTTTCGGCGTAATCTTTCATCACCATATCAAGTAGTTCACCAGTCCAGTTTTTTCTGTATTCTTTATGTTCATTGCCTTTACTATCAATGTACTTTAACCTATTTCCATCTTTAGCAATTAAACCTTGCTTTTCAAAAAGTTCAACAAGTCCACTGTAAGGATTCATACCTGTTTCGTATGGAATCTTTACCTGTACGCCTTCAAAAGGTTTTGCGTAACGTGTTTTCATTACTTTACAACCTGCACGAATACCACGTACTTCGCTGATCTTGTTACCATCTTCATCTTCTTTTAGTTTTAGTTTTTTCATTGCTACAACAATTGAAGATGCATAGATAAAGCCTTGACCACCTGAAATTTTATCATCTGGATCAAACATATCTTGAGATGCATATGTGTGGTTAGTACATACAAGTCCTACATTATGTGAACCAATCATGTTTACTGTATTACGAACAAGTGATGTTAGTGCTTTAGGCTTACGCCCCATATCGCCTTTCATATCACCTTTGTTAAACTGATCAACATCTGTTGGCGTAAGTAACATACCTAAACTATCAATAACAAACAATACTTTCGGACGATCAGCTTCATCCATTGCTTTATAATCTGTCATAAATGTTGAAATAGTCTTTGCAACATCATCAATCATTGACATGTTAAGTTTAAGCAGTTTTTCTTCTGAAGTATCTACATCAAGAGCGTGTAACCACGATTCGTCAAGTGCATTTTCAGAGTCAATAAGAACTACAAATATACCTTGGTCTTGTGCATGTTTTACAATATTGCCTGCACAAATATATGATTTACCAGCGCCTGATTCTCCGGCAAACACTGTTACCTTGCCCATAGGCACACCTTTGTGAAAGTCGCCTGATATAAGATAATTGAGTGCATAATTACCTGTTGAAATCCAGTCAGTAGGATCATTAAATCCTGCACTCATTCCTGTAATAGATTTCGTTAATTGTGTCCGAAACTTGCTCGGATCAAATGCTTTTGCCATACTTGTCTCCTTGTTAAAGTTGCCCAGTGCATTTAGAATTTTGACATGTAAACAATGAATCTCTGTTCTGATTTAGCACTGGGCTTGATTAGTTTATTGACTTTGTCTTGCTCTAATCATTGCAAGAATGTCTTCTGCTTTACCTTCAGTTTCTGTTGATTGTGCCGCAGGTGCTTCTGCTTGTGGAGCAGGAGCAGTCTCAGCTGGTGCAGTTTCTGCTACCGGAGCTGGTGCTGGAGTTTCATCAGTTCTTGAAGTTGCAGTGCCGTTTGATGATGATGTATTAGGATCACCAGTTCTAGCACTCATGCCTGCTGGACGGAAGTACTGTGAAAATCTTTCTTCATCATATGCTTCTCCGTCAACACTTGCTTCAAACATTTCCTGCATAACCTTGACTTCAACGTCGGAAGGTTTCTTAGGAAGAAAGTCGCTCAGATTGAACAACCCGTTTGTATTTACAGCATTCATTTCTGAATCACCAAGCGGACGCTCTCTACGTGCCCAATTGGAAGTACTGTAATCTGCGTAACCACCTTTACTTGTTTTGTTAAGACGGAAATCAACACCAGCAGTATAATCTGTTGGCAGTTCTTCCATATCAGGATCCATTAGTGCCTGTTTAATAATTTGGAAAATTTGTGGACCAATTATAAAACGTCTAATCGGATTTTCTGGAGTAGTATCCTCTGATAAAGGATTGTCTACTACAAAACCTTGGAAAAGATAAGAACGCTTTTTCCAATATTTGCGACCCATGTCTTCTAGACTAGGATCTTTAAACCAACCCCTAACTTCATTAAGGATGTTACATGACTCGCCATACATTTCCATACATGGAATTTGCACTTGTACAGGACGACTATCAGTCTGTCCTTTGATTCCGGAAAACGGAAGTTTAATCATCAAACGTTCTTTCCAAAAGAATGTGTTTGAATCATCTCCATCAGGAAGGAATCGGAGTGTTGCACTCTCGCCTTCTTTAATATTCCAGAATGGGTAAATTGCGTTGTCGCCGCCGCCTGTGTTTGAACCACCTTGTCGTGATTCTTGCTCTTTGAGCTTTGCTCTAATTTCAGCTAATGATGCCATAATATGCCTCCTTTATAAATTGCCTTAGCTTTGTGCCTGTTTGTGTAGCACATATTTTACATACTACACAATTATATAGCAGAAGTCAACCTTTTTCTGCTAAATTCTTGAATTTTTTTTATATTCCTGCTAGATGTCTGATATCTTCAAGCTCTTCTGGTGCCTGATTGTCCATTATTTCCGGATCTTTATAACCGTGAAACTCTTCAAACTTTGCATGTATAGCTTCTATGAATTGCTTGGCAGGAGCAATATACTGCTCACCGTAGTCTTTTTCAACTGCTGTTAGCACTGCTGTTTCACCTTTTGGAAACTGTCCATTTTCTCTATCATACATAGAAAGAATAAATTCTGTTAC